AGTGACTGCGAGTCATTCGGTCTGGTTACAGAAGACAAGATCATGGAATTTGGCCACTCAGGTACTGAAGACATTGATGAAGACTTATCAAACACAGTTTTGTTCGATGATCCAATGAAATCATCCACTAGCGGACAGTATTCAAGGAACGTTGGTAAAATTCGCTGGCGTAATGATTCTGGAGAAAACTCTTCAAAAATTCAAGGATCGTTGAAATATGAAACCGATGCTATTACTGTTGATTCTTATGGACCATCTGGAAAAGATGATGCTTTCTGGCATGGTCCGACATTAACTAGGTTTTTTGATCCTTTTTCAGATGGCGAGGTGTATGTACGCTTCAATTTCAAGCCGAACGGTGCCACGAAAGACAAGGCCAAGAAACAAGGTATTATCGAGATAAATTTTGTTGATGAAGATAATAATTTTGTTTGTGGATTCGAAATGAAAGATAACACTGATTCCAAATACAGGGTTGAATACAAATTTTATGCTGGGGAAGCTGAAATAAAAACAGGTACGTTACCCTCATCCGTATTGAATAATGGAGGGGGCTTTTTCGGAATGATTCGAATAAAAAAAGTTGGTAACAACTTCGATTTTTACTTAGCAAGATTAGTCAGTAATCCAAAAGGTGGTTTTACAGAATCGTGGAAAGCTACTCATAATTGGACCAATGAAGAAGTTGCAATGTTAATGCCTGCAAGAATCGATATGGCAATGCTGAATTGGCGAGACAAACAACCTATGTATCAGTCAATTACTCATTTAAGGGTTACACGATATGCAACACGCAACAATAGCTTAATACCCAAAACTTTTAATGCAGGTGATCAACTTATTATAGAAGAGTCGGGAAGACTACTATTGAATGGCATAGTTGCAAACGGCTTCTCGGTGATAGGTACCGACTATATACAAGCAGAGGTTGGATATAACGAGATCTTTTTTTCTTATGAGGGGGATCAATCACCAGTCGTCACCGCTACTATTGAGGAGTTGTATCTATGATCTACCATATTTTAAACCGTCAGTATGAATCAATTTGTGTTATAAATAGCGAATCGAAAGAATCTGTGATCATGAATGAGGACAAACATTCTTTTGGGATTTCAAATTCAACACTACTAAATATATTGGATGTTACGATCAGCAAAGTTCATCCAGACGCTGCTTATATTCAAGCGGGTACTTATATCGCTTTTCAGGATGAAAATGGGAATAACATCTGCCTTGAATTAACCGATGTCAAAGACTCAAATAGATACGAACGAGTTTGTCATTATGAGGATTTAGGAATGCAGTTAATCAATGAATCTCCTAATACTTTTGCATCCTCATTCTCTCAACCAATTGAATACTACGTGAACCGAGAAATATACGATAGTGGTTGGGAGATTGGTTTAAATGAAGTTCAAGGGTTAAAACGGAAAATAGACTTTTCAAATAATGAAACAACACTTGCTAGATTACAAAAAATTTGTAGCGAGTATGGTTGTGAGATGTACTTTACAGTCAAATTTCAAAATCTCGCTGTGATTTCTAAACTCATTAACATTGTTTACAGGATCGGCGTGGATACAGAAGTTGTTCTGCGTGCAGGTACCGATTTAATGGTGGCTACGAAGCATGTGAATACCAACAATCTGAAAACTGCTTTGATCGTAACAGGTGGAAGCAATTTTAACAATTTGGTCTACAACGACGGAAACTACTTCACCCGTATAGGCGAATCAATTATCTACGACCGTGAAGCCAATGCCTTATGGGGTAGAGGCCATACGACTGATACTCGCGATTCTGGTTGGGTATATGGCAACTACCAATCGCAATCAGACGATCCGTCTCAAATGTTTGCAGAAGGTTTAGCTGAATTAAAGAAAGTTAATCAGCCAGAGGCTACGTATACTGTTGAAGCCATTTTTAGCAATACGGACTTCATGGTGGGCGATCGTGTGACGATTATCGATGAAGAGTACAACCCAGCACTGAGAATTAGCGCTAGGATCCTCCAGAAAGACATCAGTCGGACAAATCCATCGAATAATGGGCTTGTCATAGGGAATGTGATCGAATTACAAAGTGCAATCAGCGCTAAGTTGCGGCAGCTGCAGAACCAAATCAACCAAAAAGCCGATGACACGATCACAACCGAAATGATTGCAACAGAAGATGGTAACTTGAGAAACTTCGAGGTAAAGGTCTATAAAGGCAATGCCGACATTACCGCCAATCTGGAAAACTACCAGTTTTATTGGAAGCTGACCGACAAAGACGGGAACCTGAAAACAGAGTGGATAGAAGCCAATAAGGATGCTGGTAACAAAGTATCTGTTCACTTAGATGATGTAAGGCGTGATAACCAAATCTCATGCCAGGTCATGTATGCGGAAAATAAATTTGTCCAAGCCATATATTTCTGGAACGGACTGAAGAAAACAGCGAGCAAGATCATGCGACTACAAAATGAAAATACTGTCACGATTCCTTTTATCACAGATACCCATTATGCTACAGATACCTTCATTCAAGAGGATCTTGAGAATTATGGACGTACGGAAAATCATATCAAAAATGTTGCAGAATTGTCTCATATGATTCCTTTAGACTGTATTGTCGGAGGCGGCGACTTTGTTGATGGTGGTACTACTAAAGACACAAACGTCTCAAATATGAAGAAGGTTGTTAGTCTGTTTGGATTGGCAAGCTGCCCATTTTTCTTAGCGAAAGGGAATCATGATGATAACTCGTGGGGAGATGGTCGGCAAGGTCGAGGAACTACTGCTAGAAATAAAGTCAATCAAAACTATATGGCCAGCGATCCTACTAGTAAGTCATGGCACGGAAACATGAGCTACACAATTAAGCCAAGTGAAATGTATGAAATCATCACACGACCTTCAACTATATGGGCAATCAATGAAAATCCTAATGATAAAAATATGTATTTTTATTATGACATTCCGGATAAAAAAGTGCGTGTGTTTTTACTAAACACAAATGATATTCCATATGTTTTTGACACGGATGGGTTAGTGAAATACTTGACGATTAATGTTGCTGGTTATCGACAAGCACAACTGAAATGGTTTGCGGAAAATCTTAAAAGTATGCCTGATGATTACACTGCAGTCTGTTTTCAGCATCATCAATGGGGGCAATGGTACGCAACGAATAGTGCCTATTATCCTTATAACTGGGAATCTGTAGAAGGTATTTTAAAGGCGGCAAAAGAAGGATCAAGTTTTACACGCAAATACACAGGGAACGCTGATTTCGCTAGTGATATTTCAATTACATTCGACACGCCAAAAAACATTGCTTTTCTTGCTCATGGACATCATCACACAGATCGAATCACAACTAAATATGGGATTACAAACGTTTCAACAAGTTGTTCTGTCAGTCGCCCAAAGAAAGATCAAAGAGATCGGCCTTTAGGAGAACTAGAAGAAGACTTGTGGGACGTTTTTGTTTTGGACACAAAGAAAAAGCATGTAGATATCGTGCGGTACGGAGCAGGTAGCGACCGCAGCTTTGACTACTAGAAAGGGGGAATCTTTATGGCAATTATTGAGGTTAGCAAGCAGATTACCAACTACCTAGATAGCGAAGAAATGGTAACTGCACCTGCTAATCCTGTCGAGGGTCAACGATGGACAGATACGTCTAAAAGTCCACCAGTAGCCATGATATACAAAGATGGCGAGTGGAAACCAGAACGGTTATCTGTTGAAGTCTTAGATCCGGACTTTTATCAAGATTTGGAAGATACAAAAACAGAGGTAGCAGCTGCTATCGAAAAAGCAGAGGCAGCTGAAAAGGCTGGGAAAGATGCACAAGCTGCAGGTGAAGCAGCTCAATCGGCAGCAAGTGAGGCGAAGCTAGCAGGAGAAAATGCTGCAAACTTAGCTACGCAAGCTAGTTTAGATGCTCAAACAGCTAAAGCAAAAGCAGATGCGATCCAGATTGATGTAAATGGGCTTGTTTCTGATGTAGCTACTATCAATGGAACAGTTACAGCTATCAGTAGTAAGGCTAACGAAGCTTATGAGAAAGCAGCCGCTGTGGAAGGAAGAACAGCAACGCTAGAAACCTCAGTTACTGGTCTAACTGGGCGTATGACAGATATTGAGACGACATCAACAAGTACCACTAAAAAACTGAATGAATTAGTCGTCACAGTTGATGGCCAAAAGCAAACTTTAGCAACAGTGACAACCACTGCGGACAGTGCATTGAATAAAGCAAATGTATTGGAGACTACTGTTGACGGAGTTACACAGACTCTAACTAGCGTAGAAACTACTGCAAATAGTGCGTTAAGCAAAGTCAATACTGTTTCAAGCACTGTAGATGGTCACACCCAATTAATTGCAACAACAAAAACAACAGCTGATTCAGCACTTACTAAAGCAACTCAAGTTGAGACAACAGCGAATGGTTTGAAAACAACTATTTCAAGCATTGAGACAACTGCAAATACTGCTTTAACTAAAGCTACACAAGTTGAAGCAACGGCAAATGGGCTAACCACAACAGTTACTAATATCCAATCTGATATCAACAACCTAAGCACTGCTACCAGAAATTTGCTTACTAAAACTGCTACTTTAGCAGATAGATTATCTGGAAGCCTTGACGCTAATAATTCCTATAATGGAAATGCTACTTTGAAAGGTACCTTTTCTAGTAATTATGTAGATACTTTTCGTCAAAAAACAGCATCTATACCAAGAGATGGAAAGTTCACTGTTACTTTCTGGGCTAAAGCAGATCGCAACATTAATTTCAACAATTACTTTTACGGAACTGGTACAACTACAAGTGTCGTGAATAGTGATGGTAAAAACGGCACTGGATCGGATGGCAATAATGTTTTAGCTGCCACGACTTCATGGAAGAGATATTGGATAACATGGACTCAACAAGGTGCGAGTGCAAGTAAAGAGATTCTTTTAGGAAGGATATTTAGTGCTGGTAGCCTTTGGATAAATTCACCTATGCTTATTGAAGGGACAATGCCAACTGACTGGGCGCCTGCTCCTGAAGATATGGCGACCATATCTCAAATTACCCAGCTGTCAGACCAGATGAATTTCAAGCTAACTTCAACTGATGGCGGCGTAACTCAGATTGATATGCAAAACCAGATAGTTACTATTTCTTCTGAGAATATTTATCTGACAGGAAAATCGAATATTTCAGATGCCATCATAAAAACAGCTCACATAGCTGACCTAGCAGTTTCTAACGGTAAAATAGCGAACCTCGCTGTGACTGAAGGGAAAATTGGAAATCTAGCAGTTACTACAGCAAAAATTGCTGACTTGGCCGTCAATAATGCCAAGATAGCCAGTCTAGATGCAGCAAAAATCAACACAGGTTATCTTGCTGCAGCGAGAATTGCAGCATCCAGTATTACCACGGATAAATTAAATGTAGAAAAGCTTTCAGCTCTCACATCAAAATTAGGAGAGGTAGACGCAGGAACTATTACGGGTGTCGTCATTAATGGGTCCGAGTTTATTAATGCATTTACTTATACGGAATCAGGAGTAACTTACACAGGCACTACGACGATGAAAGATGGAAATGTCGTTATCTCAAGAACGGGAAGCGACGGATCGTCATGGACCACTAAGGTTGATCGCCAGCTCGGTTTTGAAGATAGTTATAAAGCGGGATCGACTGCTCCTGCAAGAACTACACGATTAGGGCAAGGAAAGCTATATATGGTCGAGAGTGGAGTAGGGGGCTATCTTCCGGCTTCTGCATTGAATTCAACAAGTTGGGTAAACCTGCCTTATGCCTCTGGATGGACAACAGCGGAAAATAATCCGTGTCAGTATCGAATGTTTCCTCAACTAGATGGCTCATATTTAATAAGGTTTAGAGGACAATTCGCTCCAACCAGTGGAACGATTCCATCAGGTAATCAGCAACCTTTTGGAGCTGGAGGAATTCCGGTTGCAATTAGACCAGACAAAACAGAGTTTGGTTATGGCGCATCAAATCAAAATGCGGGAGGTCGCTTAGCAATATCTGGGGCGGGCAATTTCTTTTATAATCCTGAAACTACAGGTCAAACGTACTGTTCAATTTCTGGGATAAGTTACTATATCGGATAAGGAGGGAAAAACAATGGCTTTTAGATTTACGAATATTAATGTTACGTATGATCAAAACGACGAGGTGCTATACTACTCTATTCAAGTAGATAACAGTAGCGGTAATAATGATGGTGCAATTAATGCGTCACTAACATTTACACCGGAAGAGCTAGACCTTTCTGAGGTATCAAATAAAGCAAAAGAAAAATTAGCGAAATTAGCATCAGAAAAATAAGTATTTATAAATAGGAGGATTCAGATGAAAACAACATTTACAACAACCAATAGCAAGCTGCACAAATATGCTCAAATTTTAGCGGTAGTTACATCAAAAGGTCGAAAGGCTCGTGCCATCTCCAAGTTTCGCCGATTAGCAAATGAGAAAATCGAAGAATGGACGGAAAGCCAGAAAGGGTTGATTGCCACTTATTATGAAGTGCAAGAAAACGGGAATGCCAAGCTAGATGATTCTGATCAACCTATTTTGTTAGATGGTGCCAATCAAGAAGAGTATGCCAAAGAACGCAAGGAATTGGACAACGAAACAGTGGTGATCGATTTGACCGAATTCGAGCCTTTCCTTGAATTCCTTATTTCTGGGTTAGATGAAAGCGATGTTGCTTTTGGCGGTGTTGATGCGGATGTATATGATGAATTAATGGATCAACTAGAAAAATTAGGAGGGCAGGCTTAGGCTTGTTCCTTTTATTTTAGGGAAGTAGGTGGCATATGTTAAACGTAGGGGAATTAGCAACTTGGGCGGGCTGGATTATGACAATTGTTGGTTTGATGGCATTTGTTATTAGACCAGTAATGTCAAATTTCACAAAAATCACTGAGAATCTAACAAAGATGACTCATAGTCTGGATTTGTTAAATCGTGATTTAGAAGCCAGTAAGTCTGATCGAGTTGCGATTCATGACGAATTAAAGCGTCAGGATGAACGATTAGATAAGCATAGTGAAAAATTAGTTGAGCATGGAGAACAATTAAAATCTTTATGGAAAGAAAGAGGGAAATAAAAATGGATTTGAATTTCTTGCAGGAGTATTTAGTACCAGTGATTGTCGTAGCGTGTTTAGTAGTGGGATATTTGATCAAGTCAACGCCCGTATTTGCAGCAGTGGCCAATGGCTATATTCCATTGATTGTTATTGTCTTAGGAGCGATTCTAGGAGCAATCATCAATGGATTAACTGTGGAAGCGATTGTTTATGGGGCGGTTAGCGGGATTGCATCCACAGGGATGCACCAATTATTTGTACAACTTTTAAATTTAGGTAGCAATGATCAAAAACCAGATTACGGTGATGGCCAAGAGTTCACAGAAAAGAAGGAGTAGCCTAGCGGCTGCTCTTTTCTTTTATAGGAAGGAAGATAAAAATGAGCATTGAACAAATGATCAAATGGATGACCGACCGCGAAGGCAAGGTAACCTATTCAATGACAAGTCGTTTGGGTCCTAAAAGCTACGACTGTTCTTCTGCAGTATTCTTGGCCATGATCGCAGGTGGTTTTCTACCTATCGGGTCCATGGGGAACACTGAAACATTGTTTGCAATGTCAGGTACTAAACTGAAAAAAATCAGTCGATCAGAAGTGAAGCGTGGAGATATTTTTGTTGCTGGTACTCCTGGTCAGTCTAATGGGTCAGGGGGACATACAGGTATCTTCCTAAGTAATAAGAGTTTCATTCATTGTTCATACTATTGGAACGGAATCCATACCGATAGCCATGACTCGTACATGAGCACTCGTCTGCCACATCATTTTTATCGTATTGTAGCTACAGAAAATACAACCACAGGCGGAAAATCTATTGAAGCGGTAGCTAGAGAAGTGATTAATGGATTGTGGGGAAATGGTGACGCAAGAAATGCGGCATTAAAAGCTGCAGGATATGATGCGACTCAGGTGCAAAATAAAGTGAACAGTCTGTTATCTGGCAACACATCCTCGAACATTGTTGAGCAATTTACAACTTTATCCGTTGATGGCAAGTGGGGACCTGCAGTAACCACACGTCTGCAAGAGTATCACGATACCTACAAGGATGGCGAAGTAAGTCACCAATACAAAGAAGCGTGTAACGCTAACTTGTATTCGGCACAATTCGACACTACATTGATCGGATCTGACCTTATTCGTGCTATTCAGAAGGTCTTGAAAGCAAAAGGCTACTACAATGGTGCAGTTGACGGCTTGTGTGGAAAGAACACAATCAAAGCAATGCAACAAGCTTTGGGTACCACACAAGATGGAATCATCAGCCCGACTTCAAATATGGTGAAAGCATTGCAAACAGCATTGAACAATAATAAACTTCCATGGTAAACGAAATCCCCTTACTCATTTGAGTAGGGGGATTTTTTATTTTAACCAATCACCTGTTTTTAAGTCAATAAACTTATCCAAAGTAAGTTTTGAAATAAAATTTTCTTTATATTCATTATTTTTTGTTTGAGAATCTAGTTTGAATGACATATTATAAAATTTTTCATTATTTTTGGTTTTACGAATTAAATTATGACTTATAAGAAATTCTATGATCTTTTTGTGTCCCTCATAATCATCGATTTCAAGATAAAAACATGCTACACCTTGACCTGCTGGATTAGGTCTATTACTCAATTTAGAGGAAGGTATAATTTCTTTTTCAACAGCTTCTCTACAATAATTCTTCATAACTTCTCGGCTAGTTGGAAAATCGAAAAAAATCATCCATTTTCCTACCTTAGAAGGATCTAAAGTTGCTTCTGTTTTAAAGTATTCCCAAGAGCTGTTAACAATGTTTTCCAATGATATCGCCTCCATTATAATTACAATATCATTTTCAGTTATAAGGTGCAATTAGTTGTTTGTTCATTGCTTCAAATTCAATCATGATCTTCGTCTTACCAATCACCGAATACTTCTTCACAAAAAACTGTTTGCGATCTTTAAAATCACCAGCGACAATGATTTCCATTCCTTCATCTACATCTGCCAAAAAGTTCAGACTATGAGCTGCGATCAAACAGTTCACTTCATCAAGCGAAAACCGCACCAAAGGGGCCTTGCTCATCTTCAGTACTCGTATCTTCGATACATAGCCTTTCATCGATTTCATAACAATCGCCTCCATAGCGTTGTACATGATAGCAACAATCTGTTTTACCTAATGCGACAGCGACATAAAATTCAATACATCTTGCGCCGTATAAAGCTTCCTGTGACTCAGAAATACTGTCTGGAAATTCATTTATGAACTCAGAAATAGGTAGGTAGCCTTGCTCGTATTGAGTAATAAGATTCATTTCAGTTCCCGCCCGGTTTGTATTTTATGTTAGGGTCGTATTTTCGAAGAATCTTGTCTTGCGTTCTAACGTGATCGAACAGATAATTATCTCCGTCTTTTTTAAAAACAAAAGCTAGCACCTCAGAATATTTTGAATAGCCCGAAGGGACGGTAAAAAAAGGTTTGCCGGTGTTTTCCATCGTCCGAACAAACTGATCGTAAAGTAAGTGGGCGGGACCCATTCTTTCGATAAACTCGTAGTAATATCTTTCGAGTGCATAGGTTCTTTGATGCGCCAATGGTATTTGCATATCAATCGCTCCTATTCCATTTCGACATCAGCAAGAGAATCTGACAGTACTTCAAATAGATTTCTACTTTCCATAAATTTAAGCCAATCATTGTAAGGGTCTAAGGATCGACTGTTTGGAATCTTATCCATATTTTTAACAGTCTGATAGATATTTTGTGCAGCTTGATCCCACATACCGTTAATTGCTTTGTTAACTTTTTTATCGTTCCACTTAGCCTTTCCGGAACGCAGTTTATTCTTAGCAATTTGGAATTCCTCGGCTTTTTGCATAAATACTTCGTAACCAGATAGACGGTTTTCCAAAAGGTTTTTAAAATCATTATATTTCAATTTGACCACTCCTCTTGTTTACTTCTTCCTCAGTATACGAACGTTTGTTCTTTTTGTAAAGGAATTAAATAAAGAATAGGGGGCAAAAAAGGGGCAAAATAACTTTATTAGTTCGAACTAGTTGAATTGTTTTTATAAATTAAATTGATCAAAAGGTTATTATATAGGCATTTTTATACTGGTAGAAATGAGTGTGTCAGACAATCTTAGATGGGCGGCATGATGTAAGCAAGCCTTGAGAACTCCTCTTTTGAGGGGTTCTTTTTTTGTACGATCAAAAAATACTTTAACACAGTAAAAGACAAAAAACCTCTCTTCTTAGTATTCTAAGCACCAAAGAATTGGTTCATTGCTTGAATAAAAGGAGAAAGGACTGGTAGATATGAGCTATCTATTTGTCTTGTAAAGGCAGCGTGTTTTCTAAGGAACCGTGAATTACAACCGTTCCCAAAATCCCTGGGCAAACCCAGTAATAAATTCATAAAGAGCCGGTAGGAGCACAGAAACACATAAGACGAGAAAGACCATTTTCTGAACAGCGGTTAATTGCTTGAGGAAATGGTTTTTTGTGAACAATAAATACGCGATACAGATAACGGCAAGTAGCTGCAATAAATCAAATAAAATGGACAAGAAAATCACCTTTTCTAATTAGATTATATGGATGTTAGAATGATGGATTGTCTTAGCATAGAGCAAAGGGTTGAATGATATTGTTCTGAGAAAACGTGAAGATCAACGTTTATAAAGAAACGGTATTTCGACCCCAAAGAATGCGAAGATACCGCTTAAAAGAAAGTAAGTCAATAAGCCTAAATAAAAAAGGACTTTCCAATTCAATTTCTTTTTCATTTGATCCACTCCTTTTGTGTATCATAGCATAAAAAAACGATAATATAAATAAATAATCTAAAGATGCAAATTTGCATTTTTCATCAAGTGTAAGCTCTCTCAAGCTACATTTTCGCTATCTTGAAAAACCTGAGCTAAAATAGAAAGAGGAACAAAATCATGGCTCACTTTGATTTTTTAAATGAACAACGAGTCGAAAGAAGGAGACATTTCTTTGAAAAAACCATGGATAAAACGCAAAAAGAAGCAAAACGAAAATGAATTATTAACGGAACAGTCCGTTCAAGTCGAGCAAAGTCAAACGAGAGAAGAGCTGCAAGAAGAAGCGGAGTTTACTTCTTTTTTTGCGGATGTCATGAAGCGAATGCCGAAAAAATCGGCTGCCCTTGTGATGAAAGGCTATGACGGATCAAAAGCCCAGGCGGAAAAAGTGTTAGCGAAAAGCAAGGATCAATTTGATCAGGTGTTTGAGGAGTTTTTGGTTGGCGTAGATGATGAAACGCGGAAAAAAGCCCACCGCACGATCCATGCGGCTTCTTTGACGGCGGCGATCATCGGCTGTTCACCGATTCCTTTTTCAGATGCAGTGTTACTTGTGCCGGTTCAAATGACGATGATGGCACGTTTGTATCGCATTTTTGGGCGAACGTGGCGTGAAGGGTTAGCGAAGAGTATCTCGAAAGAGTTAGTGGTGGTGAGTTTTGGACGCAGTGCCGTTGGCAATATCTTGAAATTTGTCCCAGCAGTAGGCACCGTTGCTGGAGCTGCGATCAATGCCAGTGTGGCTAGTGGTATCACCGAAGCATTAGGCTGGGTGACTGTCAAGATGCTGAATGATGGGGAAGATGTGTTTGAGCAAGTGATGTCCTTTAAAGGCCAATTTCACACGCTGTTCAATGCGTTGAAAGTTGGCAAGAAATCCAAGTAG